TTTGACATCCTACCACCTCTATTCCTATACTAATGATGAAACCATAACTGATTTAATATACGTAATTCCTTCATGCTCAGCTTGCAATACAATATTCTTACCAATATGCGCTGAATCAAATTCAATTTCAATTGTAGCTATATCATCAATAACACTTAATGTTAACCAACTAGGGCTATCTAGTACACTCCAACTTGGAGTTATAACAGTCCCGTCTACTTGTAAGGTGTATTCTTCATAATCACCATACTTAATACTTGCAGGACCTTGAATAATATATTCGCCTTCTGGAATAACAGTAGGCTCCTCATAATCGGCAATTTCATCTGTGTCAGTCTCATGTTTTAAATCTTCAATTGCAAATAATACATTTACTCCTACATAAGTAAAACTATCAACTTTACTAATTTTATATGGAATACCATCAATCATAAAACGATGGTCTCGTTTAATTTTATTGGTTTTTTCAGATTGTGGCAAGAATAAATTTATTGTATTTTCTGGAGTTGTAAAAGTATAGAACTCATCAATACCATCAACTCTAGAGTAACTTTTTGCTCTAATTTGTTGAGTTAACAATTCTCCATCTTGTATCCATTGTAAAGTACGATTTATTCTTACAGTATTAGCTTGTTGAAAAACATGCCCAATATAACGAACATCAAGTACAAGCCAAGCATGCTCTTGTAAGTTCAAAATGATTGCACCTGAAACTAGTTTGTCGTCTGGATGCACATAAATTTTATCCATACCTACAGTCTTTTTAGCTGTCTGAATTCTTATTGGTTGAGTTGTTCCGTCTGGAAATTCAACGCATACTTTTCTATAAGAAGGAGATTTCTCCCAATCTTGTCGCATGCCCGCAATCATTCTATCTTCATAGCTATCTGCGGTTGAAGTTCCTTGCACTCTCAATCTTTCGGCATATTTATCAAAGTAATCCATTATTCCACCTTCTCACTTGAAGGTTCTATTTTTTTCAGCATATCAATACTATCAAATACAGTTTTTCGGAATAAAGGCATCTCTTCATCGGATATCAGTAGCAGTCCAGATAGTTTAGCAAGCAAAGCTGTAAAGTATGCTTCCTCAATTAAAGCGTCAAAACCATTTAACTCAACTAGCAAACCTTGTAAATATTTTTCCCACTCTTTCCCTTCTTCTCGTAAAGGAAGAACTTTAAAAATATTTTTTACAGTATGCTCTTTATATAATTCGAAATCTATCATGCCACCATATATTGTCTTAATCTTCATGCCTTTTACTCACCGCCTAACTTGTATAATAAAGATTTATTGTCTTCTCGTCTTGAATATCTCTTCTTCAATCTTTCAATATACAACCAATCTTGTTCTTCTAGTTTAACTAATACATTAATGTGATTCGCTTGTGAGTATTTTTGAAACTCTAAAGGTGACATCGTTTGTCTAAGTAATTCAACATCTCTTAATTGTCTACGCAACCAAGAGTGAGCCATTAAATGTCCTAACAATTGTACTTCATCAAATGTTAATGTATTAGTAAATTCTTGAGCGGCATCATCTTTAGCTTTTAAATCCACTTTAGGGTAATCAAAGTTTAAAATCGCATCATCAAGCAATATCATCATATCGTCTTCAGACACTTCTATATCTAAGGTGGCGTAAGCTGGGTCAGTGATTTTGCCCAAAAAAACTCTAAATATGTCAGCATAAGGTGTCATTTAACCACCTCTATTCTTTTGGTATTCTTTTGCGTCTAGGTTTATCTTTTTCTATTGGAGTATTAACTTCATTGCTTTCAGCAACTACAGATTCATGTTCTTCGATTGCACTTATTACATCAGTATTAGAATATGAACTTAACATTTTAGCTATATCTAAATTCTTTACTGGAAGTTTGATAGCAACTTGGATAAGACTGTCAAGCATTTTATTGCTGCAATATTGTACAAAATCTTCAATTTTCACAATATCTTCTGTTTTCAATAATTCTTCCATTTCGTGTAAATCTAAAGTGTATTTATCTAAAGGTGGCAGATTCAATCTTTCTCGCACTTCATTGTCTTTAATCAATAAAGCTCCTTCTTCAAACAGCCGTCTTCCTCCATGGGTTCCAGTGACTTCAAGCAATTCCGCAAAAGCGATTTTTTTAACACTACCTGATATTTCCCAAACTCTAGATTCTTTGCCAGTCTTATATCCTACACTCCAACCCAAATTATTCCAAACTTGAATTAAATCATTATCTTTAAATTCTTTCATCTATTATTTCCTCCTTTTATACTATTAACAATTAAAATAGGAGGGGTAGTTTAACTACCCCACTTCATTATAGGCTTGTATTCTCAACAATTCCAAAATGGTTAGTATTTAATATTGCAATACCCATTTTTTTGTAAATTTGCATTTCAATTGACCAGTCTTCTCTGTCAAGACTCTTGATTAGAGTTTCGCCTTCATATACAACTTTAACAGGTTTTTCAAAACTACCTGAAGGTATGATATAAGCAAAGCTATCATCAATAACTTTAACAGTATTAGTTGCATCAGTAAATGATTGTGGGATAATTACAACATCAGCTCCCATATATCTACCAATATAACCCATATTTCTCATATCTGCTTTATCTGCATCTCCTATGAAAGCATCCTCAATAACAAGGGTGCCAGCAAAAGCTTGAGTACAGAAAATAGTTGGTTGCCCATAAGTACGAACAGTATTTAATACTTTGTTAAACTGTGCACTAACAAAAGCATTACCAGTATATTTATTTGCTGCCGGCATACTTGCCATAGTACCTTGAAGAGCTACTGTTAAGTCTTCATAAGCTGCATTTTCTAGTTCATCTAAGAATATTTCTAAAACTTCAGAAATGCTTTCTCTTCCAGCTAAGAAACCTTCAAGAGTTTGATAAACTGCTCCGCCGTGAGCGTAAGTTTCAACATCAACGAAGTCTCTGTCTAGTCTAACTCTCTCATACACACCAGCTGCTGCAACTCTAGTTACGAATCTCTTAACATTTTTCATACCTCTTTTAAGAGTAAATCTTGGCTTGTCTCCATGACCTACAGTCATAAAGTCAGCGAAAGGTCCGAAAACTTTACTTACATCTTGTGGTAACACCTCATCAATCATCGTCGCCATGATTTGGAATACTACCTTACTATTTGATTGCCATTTATAAAAGTCAATGGCTCCCTGCTCATTACAAACTAATGTAGCTACTTCTGATCTTAGCGTATCCTCTAAATCAGCTAAGCTGAAGTCGCCTTGAGGTCTTTTTAGAGCTACATCGACTGCAAGCTTTTTCAATTTTGCATCTAACATTTATTATTCCTCCCTATATTTAATTAAATTATAATACTTTAATTACGCTTTCGCTACTGCGAATTTTACTCCAGCCTGTCCGTTTGGAAGAGTTACTGCCTCAACTATCTTAAGAACAATTCCTTCACTATCATCTACAGAAGGCTGTGCTAATAAAATGTCTCCATTAGCACTAGGAACTCCAATTGCGCCAGCTGCCTTAGCTGCTGCTACGTCTGCATATGTTTCTCCAAGCTCTACTGCATTAGTTTCAAAAATATCTCCAACGGCTAGTTTCATCATTCTTGGGTAATTAGGACTTTCAAGAATAAATGCTTCTCTTCCTAAGTGGGCTTCATACAATCTTTCCTCAGAAGCGTGTAACCAAGCTGCCTCAGTAGCGTCTGCAGGGAATCTTACCTCTTTTGCTACATCATCAACAACAAGTAATTGTCCATTTTCAGCAGCACTTACTGCATCAGCTAATGGATATTGTGCTTTGATTTGTCCGGTTCTTACAGCTGCAACATGGTTCGTTTCAACTACTGCGTAACCGCTTTCTACTAATCTTGCCATTATATATTCCTCCTATTTTTTAATATTCTTTTTGACTAAATCTGCGTAAATTGGTTCTCTTGAAGAATCAATAGGCTTAGTAAATAGAGCGTCAATTCCTACTCTTTTTCCTTCTTTATTGGGAGATACTTTTCTACCTCTTAAAGCATAAAGCCTTACTTCTAATTCTTCTAATGAAAACTCTGCATCCTTTAAAGGAGCAATTTCTTCTTCAGTCAAATCGTCAAAATCATTGAATAGCGCTTCTTTCTGCGCATTAAATTCTTTTAACTCAATTTGTTCTTTAAATTCTTTTAATTCTTTATTTTCAGTTTCTAAAGTTGCAATTGTATTTTCAAAATCTTCAATTTGTTTTTCTAAATCGGCTATTTTAATTTCAAACTCATTTGGCTCTTCGTTTCCTTCTGGGATTGATTCATCTGATTCATCATCATTAACATTAAATTCTTCATCGTCTTTAGTATCATCTTGATTACCTACTTCTTCCTCAGAAAAATCTTTGTTATCATCATCATCATCATCGTTATCAACTATTTGTTGAGAATCATCAAAATTATCATCGACATATTCATCTTTATCATCAGCATCACTGTCATCTGCATTAACTGTATCATCTACAACAACTGATTCATCATTAAAAGTCTCATCTGTCTTAGATTCATCCACTTCAGGTTCATTTAAACTAAAGTTAGCCATAGCTTTTTTAAGTTCAATCATCATTTCACTAATTGAGTCTTCAGAAAACTGTACTATTTCAGCATTGGCACCAATCATTGCTTCTCTAACATCTTCACCTAGTAAAGCAATACCAGTATACTTATAGCCTTTAATATCAACATAGCTATCTTCCCACTCATAGTCATCAACGATGATTTCCATTGACACTTTCTTAACCATATCCCGATTTAGAATATCTAAAGCAGAATTAGCATAGTCTCTCCAGACATAAGCATCAACAACCACAAAAGTCTTTCCTGTTTCTTCATCCGTCTCTATTGCATAATTATTACTCTCAGGGACAATTCCAATAGGTCTACCTAGATAAACATATTTAACATCATCTTCAGTAATTTTAATTTCATATTCATGTCCTGCGAAATCTGCATTAGAGTCACCATCAGTTTTTTTAATGAAAGCTAGTAATGGAATGTTAGCTAAAGTAGCTTGAGCATTATTAATTGCCTCTAAATCGAAATTTGAATTATTCAAATTCAATCCACTATGCATTACTTTAACTCTTAATTTCATAAATCTTTCATCATCAAACGCGGTTTCGGCATATGAGACAGGTAGTTTAACTATTTTTGGCTTGTTTTTCATTGTCTCACTCCTTAAAACGACATTTTTTTAGACATAAACATTGCGCTTTTGTCTTCAAAATCTGGTAATGCGATTTCTGAATTATATTCAAAAACCCACATTTTCTCTTCACTCTTCTGCTCTTGCGCAGTAATTAACTTAAATCCGGCTTGTAGAAGAGCTTCCTTCACTTTTTCATTTTTTGCATATATAAACATTTTTATTCCTCCTTGGCTCTATCATCATTCTTTTCTTCGTCCCGAGTTTTCTCGCCTTCCTCACTAAGAGGGCCTTCCGATTCTGGTCTACCAGTTTCACTCGTTCCAGATGATGTGTGCGAAGAAGCAAGCGGTTGCATACGATTTGATAAATCAAGCAATAGATTCTCATAGTCAAGCAAGAAATCAGCATCAAATTGACGCACTCCTAACGCAGTTAAAGCTAATAACTTTGTTGGGAATCCATAAGTTGCTGCATTTTGATATTCAGTAGCTCGTTCCATATGATTAAAAATAGTTAAAGGAGGGAATGTAATACCAAACTCAAAACTTGGGGATAGCTCTGCAAATTTGTTATTATACCATCGCTCAAACTGTTTTAATAATGGGAACATTAAACTTTCATCTACCTTAACAGATAAATTTAAGCCTATGCTACCTGTACCTGTGCCTGAATTAAACAAGGCCACTGGTGTACCTGCACTGTTGTAAATCATATTTGTTGCTCTTTCTATATTATCACGCTCAACTCGAGAGTTGGCACCGCTATCTAAAGTAATTGGTTCCATATCACATGGAGTAGTTAATACATCAATTGCTGGATTTTTTATCATTTTTCTAGCATTTTGATGTAAATCAACAATTTCTTCCATATACAAAGCTAATTCATTATCTTTATTTAATGGAATTTTTTGTACTAAAAGAGTATAAACGCTTAATGCCATTTTAGTTTTATCCAAATTTTTATATTCATCTAATTCTAAGATATCATTAAATACTGAACTAAACATCGGTATCGCATCGTCAATAACATGCGCTCTAGCAAACTGTGGGTCTAGTGCTACCCAACGCAAATCCGCATCTCGTTTATAATCATTATAATAGCCTTCAAACTCAGGTGGAAAACCTGCAAAAGCATCTATCTTATCTTGTTCTAATCTAAATTGGTCAAAATACTTATTGTCGAATTCCACTTGATACACACCATTAATTTTATATCTGGTTCGGCAATAATCTGGCGGTAATTGTTGTAAGGTAATTTGATTATTTCCTAAAATTTGTTCATAACCAAAATATATACCATCTCGAACCACAGCAAAAGCTATCTCATAGCTAGTTTCTTCAACCCCAGAATGTTTTAAATATGATAGTACCTTATCAAAAGATTTTTTAAATGCGGGTTTTTCATATTTATCCGCTTGTGTTCTAGGTATAACCAAATAGTCAAATGTTAATAATTGCGCAGCATATTTCACTAATCTTCTATATTCCCCACTGGTGTAATAAAAATACTGTGAAATTTTCCGCAGTTCTGCTACATTCCTAGTTTCTAAAGCTTGTTTAACAACAGCTGATGTGATAGAGTATCTACTTTTAGCAGAAACAGAGTCCTGAATGGCTGCTAATGGTGAAGTGCTATTAGCAATTTTTTGAAATTCAAGCTTATCTCTACTCAATTTTTTTGATAAATCCGTTAAACTGTCATTATTAATTTGTTCATTGTCCATTTACTCACCTCCAATGGGAGAATATTTTATTTTATAAAATTTCATCCACCAAACCTTTTTCTAGCATTTGGTCAGAATCAAAATACAACTCATATCTATCGACTTTCTCATATTCTTCTTCAGTAATATTAGAATGCGCGATGACGAATTCTTGAATTCGTTTTTCATATTTCTCATGAAAATGGAAAAAATCTTTGACTGCCGAACTAGAGCCTTGTACCAATTGTGAACCACCATGCATCAGTGCAGTAGAAAAAGAATAGCAATATCGTGTTACGTTAGAATTGTTCGCGCCAGCCATTAAAATCAAAGCTCCCATACTATAAGCATAGCCTAACACTATAACTTTGGTGGGAGATTTTAACTGTTGTATTGCGGACACTAAAGTAAAACCATCATATACTGAACCACCTGGGGTATTAATATAAATAGTAATAGGATCTAAACTCCCATCATTATCTGCTTCCATTAAAGGAATAGTAATTAAACTCGTGGTATTTTCATTAATTTCTTCAGTAATATAAAAAGTTCTTTTCTTTAATCCCTCGTAGTATTGTACTGTCAAAGGGTCTAGCGTATCCATAGGAATATCTAAAATAAATTCTGACATGCTTCAGCCTCCTTTTATTCTTTGGGCGCAATACACCCTTATACCTTATAGTCGTAAGTCCATACATAATTTTAGAAAATTTTTCAAAAATTTCGCTTAAATTTAAAGTAGGGGATAATAAATTCCTTCCCCTACTTATTATTATACCATAAATTGTAAAAAATGTCAACCTTTTAGATACACAATTTTTAGTTATACATTAAAGCTTGACTCATACTCCGTCTTGGTTTTCTTAAATTCGCATAATACTCTTTTTCTTTTTCAGTAATAACCCATAATCCATATTCTAAAGCAGAGAAAGTATCTTTTTCGCTATCTGTTCGAATCATTTCCAGTTTAAGATAGGTATTGTTACGATTAATTTTAAGATTACTAGTCTCATTTACTAATAAAGAAGTGTTTTTATATGGCTCCATATAACGTAGTCGTTCTTGCAGACCCATTTTTTGCCCCTTCTTCATTTGAAGCAAACTGTCTTTCGCTTCTTTTTCATCCATTAGCAATTTGACCCTGCCTGAAAATAATTCATTGTAGGCGTTACTGTGTATCGTACCCGCCGAGTGTTGATTCGTTTTAATTATATGAATTTTAGGAGGAGCACCGATTTTCTGATCTACCCCATATTGCTTAGCATATTCTTTAATATTTTGGATATTCCATGCTGGATATTCCATCCCAGAATCTGGACTAATATTATCTGTCATAAGAAAATCGAGTAGCCCGACCCCAAGGCCGTTAGCGTCTATGACAACTGCATCGAAATCAAAAGCTGCATCGATTTCTTTAATTTTCGAAGCCTGATAAAGAAAATTCCTACCTTCCATTAAAATAATATTAACTAATTGTTTAGTAAAGTGATCATGCCCTCGTCGCACTTTAAAAATTTCAGCTACAGTTCTTGCAGAGTTTCTCGCAACGTCGACAGACATTACATAAAATACGTCATCTTCAGGATAAGCCTTCCACTCTGCTTTTTTAATTTTCCGCAAGCCACTTAATTTATCAAAATCAAATAAGCTGCCTTCAGCAGTTGAAGACCATTTTGACAAGAATTCTCTTGCAAAAGAACTCTCTTCATAAGTGCTAGACCTACGAATAGACTTAACGAATTCTTCATTTAGCAGTCCATAATACATTGGTAATTTAAAGTCTCCCATTATATTCAATTAGTTCGTTACACTAATCCGCGGCTTTACCCGCAGCTTACAACTTTCTTGTAAGATTAGACTATATCTTTTCGTTATAATAACGAATTCCTCCACAGGCCAAAACTTTATTGGCTCTTAGTCGTTGAACGTTCTTCAGCCAATATTTGCTCTATTTCTGCTTTCCATGTTTTACGCTGTTTAATATTCCTTATTGTGCCTGTTGAGACATTGTATTGTTTCGCTAATTGAGTAAGGGTGTAATCTCTATCTAATATAATAGCTTTAACGTTTTCTAATGTTAGTTTAGCATTCGGATTTAAAGCGCCCGTTTTCCCATTTAAACGGCATGCCAAAGCATGGTTATTATTTTCTTCAATTGTCGCCCATTCTAAATTTTCCAATTTATTATTTAATTTATTTCCATCTTTATGATTTACTGTTAAATTTTCACAACCTTCGACGTAATGATAAGCTGTTAAGACTAAGCGGTGAGCAAATCTATTATATTTTTTCTTGTCAACTCCATATAAATTATATTTGACATAACCAAATTTATCTATAGACGGTTTTAAAAAGTCTTTTTTTCTAAGAGAGTAGACTCGCCCATCTTCTGTAATATAATATTTAGATATTAATTCAGGGAAAAATATGTTAAGTTGTATCATTAAATGTTCCTCCTTTCTTATTAGTTATTGACTGAAGCTTCGCTGCGGATTACCCAATATAATTATCTTTTTACTATACCAAACACATTACTGTTTGCCATCATATAATTGCTTATATAATTTAGTAATAATTATCTCTAAGGGCGTCCCCGCAATTCAAAGGAAAGGGGCCGAATTAACCCCATGAATAAGCTTTATTAGGATATAATACTGATTCAACTAGAATTTCCACACATTTATCATAGCCAAAACTGTTTTTCAATCCTGCTGAACCGATATAAGTTTGTTGCTGATGAGGCTCACTATGGTTAAGTTCACCGCTTCTCATTCTTCTGCTAATATTCAACAATGGTAAAACAATCTCATTGACTTCAGTGCCTGGCAAGTCTTTTCATATTGATCCAAATTTTCATTTGGTATGGACTATATCTTACATAGTATATAACTATGTACACCCTTTTCAAGCTGTGTATCAATAACAGCCTTACTTCTCTATTAAGAGAATAGTCTCTACAGGTTTAACGAATAGGATATTTAGCAACATACAAATGGGATAATCTATGTTTGCCATGATTAATAAAATTAATAGTTTCAAAATTTCTTTGAAATAAATTAGCAATCTCTTGTTGGCTATATTTAGTATATTTGATAACATCAACAATTTGATTAAACTCCTCTACAGTAACTTGAGAATTTTTCTTTCGTACCGGAAAGGTTCGTTCACTACTGAAATTATGTTTACCATGATTGATTTTTTCAATAGTAGATTTACTGCGTCCAGTTTTTTCTGCAATTATTTTTAAAGGCCATTGAGGATTATTCATAATTAGTTCTTCGATAAAATAAACTTCTTCTTGAGTGAGTAATTTCATTGAAGTCGAAGACAGAGGGTACGTTTCTGTTTCATCATTATAAATTCTTCCATAATTGATATTAATTAAAAATCCAATTGAATGCCTTGTTTTAGCGGAAATTTCAGCTAAAGTTAATTGAGATTTTAACAAAATTTTAATTTGTTCAATTTCTTTATAATCATATTGAGGCCTTTGACCATCTTCTCCACCAAGAGTCAAGTTGTATCCGTTTCTAAAAATATTATAATATTGAATATAATACTTTTCTCTATCGTTATAATTATTAGTATACTCAATAATTGAAAAATCAAAATTTTCAACTCCGTAAAGTTCAAGCGCAGCTCCAATTGCATAAGCCTTATGATTAATGTGTTCTTTCCATCGTTTTTTATAATCAAATGCTTGTCCTATATACGATTTCCCATTAATTTTATTAGTTATTTTATAAATATATTTTCCCATATTATAAGCTCCTATTCGTTTTTCCCACGGGATTACCATATAATTACTTACTTAGGCTTCCCCGTTAGCACGCTATTGCGTACCCCTTATGATAATAAGGTAAAGGTGTATTAAGGCAAAAATTTACCTCTTCAAACAACATACCATTACGTCTACCACCACGAGTAGCATCAGTTAAACCTACAATATCGAATTCACTGCCATTTTTGAATACTAAACGAATATAGTCTTCACCCATGGTTGTCTGGCTACCTTTTTCCCAACGAATTTCTTCTTTAAGTAAAGGCATAAGATTAAGTAGCTCATTAATTTTTTCTCTACCAATTTGAGAGGCTTGATTCTTATGTTCCGCAACCATAGACTCTTTTGTCCCTGGAAGTAAAACGCATTTCAACAATTTCCCCAAAACAGCAATAAAAGATTTAGAATAACCTCTTGTAGCTGTTCCAAAAGTTTTTTGATAGCGTTGGTTTACTCGTAAAATTAACGTTTGGAATGGGTATAATCGAAAACTAGTATCAACTGGAAGTAATTGATATAATAATTTATCAGGATAGCTTAACCATAGCTCATAATGCTGTTCTAACTCAGGTAAAATATTATATAATCTTTCCTCAGTTACTACTTTACTGCCAGCTCGATGGTCTGGGCCGAGTTTAACCAGCCCAGTATCTATCTTCTTAGTTTCTCTTTCGAGTTGTTTAAGCCGCAACTCTTTCATAGGTGTATTAATCGAGGTCATCTAATTCACCATCTTCGTCCATTTTTTGTTCTCTACGCTTTCTGTCATAAATTTCAGTTAAGTTAACTTCTCCTTGGACTAAGTCACGCAAATATTCTTGAATATTTTTCTCTATCATGTCAATCTCATCTCTTGGGACACCTTCATAGAATTTAGGCTTATACCCATTCTTCTCAATGAATTCAACAACTTGCCCAATTGAAGTGATACCATTCGACTGAGTTGTCTCTAAAGTTTTTAAGGCAGAAGTCATTAATTTGTCGTATTGTGTAATTTTATCTTTATCCACTAAGCCTGCAGCTAAGTCTTGGTCAATCAATACTGATAATCTCGCAATTTTCCGCAACATATCTTTTTGTGCTTCTGTTTGAACATTATAGTCACTAAGAGAAGAATTGAAAAATCTTTCCAATCTTATTAAATCTAAATCTTCTAAATTACCCCACGCTAATTTTAATTTAGCAATTAATTGCGGAGTAAGTTCATCCAATTCAGTATTAATTACACCTTCCCTAGCTAGTTGCATCAATTGTTCATTTTGTTCTCCCCAATCATATTTATAATAATTCATTTCATTATAAGTATAAGCATATTTACGAAAAGCTTTTACTCCATCTCTTTTCCATAATTTTCGCCACTCATTAGGCAAAAAAGCCATATTAGCATGTTGCATTAATCGGTCTACTTCATTTAAATTATCTCCATCAATAAAAGACTCTATGCAATCATAACAGATGTTAATATGGCCATGTGGCCATAAATACCCTGTGGTAGGCATAAAATCTGATGAAGGTTTTTCTTTTTTACATTTTTCACATTTCATTTTACTCACCTTCTTTTCCTGTAGGTAAATGCTACAACCCAGTGATTGTAAGGGTTGTCGCGTTCCAAAATACGTTAAAACTGCGATTTTATTTAGAATATCACATATCGTGGTTTTTCTTCTTTAAAAACCCAGTATCTTATATAGTCGTCAAGTAAAATACCAACCAAAGATAGAAAAAACCATAAAAAGCTATATCCTAAACTTACTTGCCCTAGCAGATTAAATGTAAGATTACTGTAATCCCACACATTCAATCCTAACCAAATATTTACTATTACACCAACAACAAACTCTAAAACAATAATTATCATTGTTGCCGTTCCTTGTTGTTTCCATAGTGGCATTTCCCATGAGTAGTAGTTATTTATTCCACCTATCAAAATAAAACAAAGACCGCCTAAGATAAATATGGAAGGGTGTGAATAACCCCTCCATAATATCTCTATGAAATAATATGCTGTGCCACCAAATAAGAATAAAATTAGGCTTTTAAACTGTTGCATAGTCAATCACTATATTTTCTAATTCTTCTGGTGTTGTGCAATTTTTAATTGCCACTTCTAAAGCTTGTTGTTTAGATACTAATGGCTCAACATATCCAGCAATTGATAGCGCAAGAGTTATAACATCCTCTATAGCCCACACCGTACACTCTTCACCGCTTGCGTTCCATTTTATCTCTGCTGTCATGCCAGCTTGAACTTTCATTTGGTAAACAGCTATTGCGTTATTTAAAAGATTTTGTTTGTCTTTTGTAACAGAGTATTCTTTTCCGTCTATGAAGGTCAAAGGGTTGGATTCTAAAAAACTTTGTAACGCATCTTTTGTTTTGTGTATTAGATTTTCTTTATGTTCTTGAATACTATATAGCGATTCCACTGTCACCTCAATAATTTTAGTGTCAGATATTCCATCAACCTCACCTGTTATTTCAATCTTTTCAACCGCCCCATACGGGATAGTTAATACTCCATCTGCAAAATAACCATAGCTGCTGTTCAAATTTACATCTACATCTATGATATCACCGTATTGGGAATAAACATTATATGAAACATCTATATCTATCTCGCTACCCTCTGTTAAATAAATCTTGCCCACACTGGTTGATATCTCAATCCTATCTGGCTTCGGTTCTTCGGGTTGCCATTCAAACCCTGTTTTGTCAGTTAGTATGCTATTCTCTTTTCCGTTTTCAAACAAATTTCTTTCATAATCAATGGCACTTTTAGCTTCTTCATACATTTTTTGGATATAATCATTCTTAGTGTAACCATCGACCATTGTGGTTTGAGAATAGACAACATAATTGTTTTCCTTAAAACCGCACAAGACGGTGTTTTTATTAATGTCATAATCTATTATTTGCATGCTATGCCTCCTTTTATGATTCCCTCCACGTCCCTAACACATTAGTCCAAATGCTTGTTATTTCCCTCCACGTGCCATTTATATGAACCCACCCGCTGTCAACTTCTTTCCAACCTCCATTAACATTGATTTGCATTTCTGGGAATACCTTGGTTGTTTTTATGTACCAATAACTACCACTAATGCCGTTATCTGGATAACTTCCATCTTCTGCGATTATAGTTGATAAATAAGAGCCTTTTTGGTACTTATTGTATATAGTGGTAAATCCAGTACGATTAAACTTCTTGCGTTGTAAAACTCGTACGTCTAGATATTTTTTCCCACTTAGATACTGATTCCCAACTATTTCGGCTTGTATCATAGTAGTAGTAGTTCCTTGATAAACTATTTGTCCATTTGTCATCGTAGATGAACCTACTCCAATCCCAGTAAAGGAATAATTCTTATAATCTCTATATGAGCCATAGGTGCTGTATAAAATTGTAGGTGCGGTATACGTAAAAGTGTCTGCATATCCAGATACATATTCATCGCCAGAAATGTTACTTTGACTATAGCTTGTGTATACACCTCTTGAACTTTCGTATGTTTCTCCTGGATTTAAAACATTAGACCAAACAGTAGATATGCTATATTGCTCATAATAAAACTTAGTCACGCTACCACCACCTTATACATATTTAATCCATATATCCCCGTTGCTACCACCACTAGGGTTTCCTGTTGATATTATTATATTCCTTAGCTGAGCAACAGTATAGCTTGTGTTTGCTTGCCCGCTTGCTATTCCAGTAAATGTATCTCCGGAAATAGGCATCTGTTTTTTATTATCAACATTTTCAAGTCCAACCGCTGTTTTATCTAACCCCTCGACCATGTCGGCACTTGTCTTTGGGTGCAACTCATCTGCATAATCATTCCCGCCTTCTGGTCGCATTATAATTTTCTTTATTGCCATATTATCACTCCTTTATATTTCTTGATACCACATGCTGCCATCGGTAGGTTTAATAGTCCCTATTGTTGCAAAATTGCCACCTAGCTCTATATCAGTTTCTAATTCAGATAATTTTGTAGGTATATCATTTACTGTTGCTATTACTTCATTTCCTGTTGACTTTTGAATTATACTCCCTTCTTTAAGTTGTGCCAATTACATCAACCCCTCACCTAACATTGTATCCAGTAAGAATCATTTTCAACAAAGGTTCGTTTTGCCGCAGTGCTACCAATATCCAAGTCGGTGTGTACTTTCCAAGTTTTATTCACTTTCGCCATTGGCCGCACTCCTCTCTTTTAAGCATTGCTTACACATTGTTTTAGATTTATAAAAATCAAACTCCCGCAATTTCCATTCTCCGCAATAAGGACAATAGCGCCAAGCAGGTTTATAATTGCGCATATGGTATGCGTATAATTCCTTTTCTGCTGTAATTGCTATTTGCCGATACAGCGTTCTCATTGTTTGGGACATGGTGCTAGGTGTTACTATTTTCCCAAATTTCTCGGCTAATTCCACCGCAATACTAATTTGCTTCATCTTATCAATACGCCTAATAAGCAGGTGTCGTTGCCAATCATACATAGGTGTTTTATCAATAATATTGCGTTCAATCCACTCTATCCACAATTTACTTTGTTCACTTTGCCGCAAGTCCGAATAAAACTCAATCAGTTTGGATATGTGGAAGGAATTCGTCAAATCCACCAATTCATCCAAATCCAATTCAGGATATGAAGGAAAGCCAGTATTAGCGTCATTAGTGGGATAGAGTAGGGTGTTAGCCAAGCCCATATCCAGGTTGTGTTGTAATTTCCACTTTTTTAATTTCCATATATCAGGGTGATTGGGTTGGGATGCAATTACATCTGATAACCATTTAATCACTTCCTCATATTGCTGTATGGTTGGGTCGTCTGTATGTATGATGGGACGCGGCTTAGTGTATTTTGGTAATTGATTGGTTACATCTTTATGTTGATTTAATTCTTCATTGGTTGCGGGTTGGGTTTTATTTTTTACGTGTTTTGATGGAGATTTCGGTGTTGATTTATCCATATATAAAATGTAGTTTGCAATTAATTCCAATTCTTTTTCATTGTATTGGTTTAACGGTAGGGAGTGGGCATAATCTATGCGTTGTTGTAAATCCAGGTTGTAGTCTAAATTTATATGCATGCCTTCCCTCCTTTGTGAATTGGGTATATTTCCCACTAATTTAATTATAACACATTCTGCGAAAAAAGTCAACCTGCGGGGAGGAATTTTTATAAAATTTTATTGGAAATTTTTGGAAATTAATGTAAGTTTCAAAATGGTTTGTTCAAATGGAAGTTTCAAAATGGTTTATTCAAATGATGGTTGCTAGGCACCCACTTTCACACACTAAAGTGGAAAAGTGCAGTGTAAAGTACCCCCCCATGGTATGGGTGCTATGATACACCAGGCCCCGTTGTAACAGTGAGCCGTCACATAGACGAGCGTCGATATGAGATTGTTAATTAAATCACAAAATTAATCATATTAAGAAGTTAATATAAATTTTAATTGATAATGTATATCATTTGCGTTTTCCTAGTAACAAGTCAAATGTTACAGTCTTGTAATATTTCTTAATAAATTGTTAATAATTATTATGTTTACAGTAGGGTTATTTGTGGTATAATTGTAATAGGAAGAAAGAAAAAGAGTTGTCAGAAAACGAAAGGGGTTTAAAATGAAAACACTACAAAACACACCAAAAAAAGTAAGAGAACACTTGTTCGAGGAAATTGCAAACGGTACAATAATACCTACACCTGGTCAAGAGTGGGAACTCTTCATCACTAGATACTATAATGCAAGCCGATATTATGCAACTGCACCGGCAAGCATGAGTGGGGACATGGTCGCAACTGGTATCCATTACCAAATCAAGTCGGCCAACGGCTTTTGGGAAGGTATCACTAACTTAAGCGAATTCACAGACTATATTGAAAACACTTGCAAGGCAAGCAGATATATTCTAAAAGTCGGCACAAATAGCAAGATAACCGGCAAGGTCTGGTGGTTAGATGTAGACAAGCAAGAATTGATTGCACTAGCACAAGCCGGACATATCAAGTTTAACCGTAAAGCACACGGCAAGCCAGCCGCCAAATGGTCCATGACCTACAAAGAAGCTTTACACTTAAATATGAAAATGGGAATAAGCCCAGTAAAATACTAGAACAGATGTACGGGAGGGGTCGAGCCTCTCCCATACCCTATCAACAGAGAGGAGCGAGGTCAATGAATATGTACCTAACAGCTGGAGAACTTAGAGAGATGCTAGAGAGATACGACGACGACGCAGAAGTATATGTGTCAGTAGTCGGCACCTTCACAGGCTACAAGGTCCTAACAGTAGCTGGAGAGTATGAGGACGAGGTAGTCATAGAGGTAGTACCATAGGAGCCAGGCCACTGGCTCTTCTTCATGCCTGTGTGCTTTAGCACACTACAGTGCTACAGTGGCAGGATCCTCGGCAAGTTATCAGACTATTCTGATTTCTTGTGGGGTTACCCACAATAAAAGAAACAACAACGGTGCCGGGTGTGTCCTACAGCTGCACCCTAGAAATAACAAAGGCACTTTCGTAGTCGACCGCATTACAGCTGCACCGCGCTACAGTGATAAAGCATAATAAGTAGTCGGTGCAGATCACAGCTGCTTTCATACACTAAAGTGGTAGTGTATGAAAGTGGATATACTTCTTAATATAATTCCATAGGAAAACGCTTTCCTAGATTAAGTAGTTGGTACAGCTGCGGGAAAACGCTTTCCTATGGAATTAAGATAAAAACAGGACAGGAAAACGTTTGCATAAATAAACAGAAAATTTGTGGGAGGAAAACGATTTCCTAGAAAAAAACTTTCAATATAGGGTTGACAGATGCTTTTGTTCATGGTATAATTAATTATAAGATAAAAGAAAGGGGAAATAAAAAATGTTAAAAAATCAATTTCAATTTGTCGAAAAACTTACCGCTCCAAAAAAATTAAACAAAGGTGAAAAATTTGAATTAGAAATGGGTTTCCACTTCAACGCTGAGGGATACCACCCAGTCGCACCTGCTACTGAATCAGGTGACTTGACCGCCAATGGAATTGAATATCAATGTAAAGCCGATAGAGGTTTCTGGGAAGATGTCAGAAATATTGCCGAATTTACAGACTTTATCCTCAATTCTGATAAAGCCGACAGATATTTACTAAAAGTATCCACTTCCAAAAGTTGGGCACTAAATGTAAATAAAATTGAGCTTATAAGACTAGCAGCGGCGGGATATATCAGATTTGACCAACCCGCTTTTGGCAAACCTTGTGCCAGATGGTCAATGACAATAAAAGAAGCAATCCACTTAAAAATGAAATTAAATATTGATTACTTTCAATATGAAAGCCTGATTTAATTCAGGCTTTATTTTTTAATTTTAGACTTTAGTACTGTAATTCGAAAAAGTAAAATTGATCCAATTTTTAATTATCAGAATATTCTGTTTTCTTGCCGAATCTTTATCGGCAAGTTGTCAGATAATTCTAACTCTTTGCCGTATTAGATACAAAAACAAAACTGTATTGCGGTGAAGCGTTAATACACTAAAGTAGTAGTATATAACAATGGCGTTTCCATAGTCGACATTAAATAAAATAAATGGTTGACAGATTAGGGGAATTATGTTATAATTAAGTATAAACAAAATTAAAAAAAGAAATTCAAAATTTGAAAGGGGAAATTAAAAAATGAAAATTAATTCAACTAAGTTTGAGGAATTTATAGGTTTGATTTGGATATTGATAATATTCTCACCTATATTCGGGATTGAGTATTTTAAATTTACACCTTATCAAGCGATAGGATTAACTTTACTTAATATGGTAGTTTTGGGATTTATAGGGATATTCTTTGCAAGTATATATTATACAGTGAAAGAGGAGGCTGAAAAAAATGTTTAAGTACAAAGTTATGTAGTATCTTTATAAATTTCATTTAATCAGTGAAGAAAGATACATTAAATATAGTCTTAAATTGACATTTAAGATTATAGAAGAACACAAAGAAGTATTTATCAGGCTTAAGAATCTTTAAGCCTGATTTGCAGCTGCGGCAAATTGTCAGAATATTACAACTTTTAATTTTAGTGTTGACAAATATTTAATATCATGTTATAATTAGGTATAACCTAAATAAAAGGAGTTGGAAAAAATGACTAAGAAAATTTATTTTGACATGGATGGCACAATAGCTGATTTATACGGAGAAAAAAACTGGCTTGATAGATTACTAAATGAAGAGAGAGGATTATTTGAAAATCTTCAAGTAATGCATGACAGACAGAAATTAACTAGAATAATCACAAGCCTACAAGAATTAGGTTTTGAAATTGGTATTATCACTTGGACACCAAAAAATGTTACTAAAAAATATATTAAGACAGTAGCTAAAGAAAAAACAAACTGGGTACAAAAAAATTTCCCAATGATAGAAGAAATCCACATTTTAGAATATGGCACACCAAAACAAAAGGCACCAATAAAGAAAGCTAAAGAAATGATTTTAGTAGATGATAACGAAGAAGTTTTGAACACTTGGAAAACTCCTATACAAAGAAAAACAATAAAAGCAGATAATTTCCTTCTTGGCTCGCTTCAATCTTTAATCTAAAGATTGAAGTATTTTTTAGGCAGGGCAAGTTGTCAGATAATTTGCCTGGTTGTTCGGCAAGTTGTCAGATAACTTGCCCAGACGGACCGAAATAAATTTTAATTTTAGTGTTGACAAATATTTAATATCATGTTATAATTAGGTATAACCTAAATTAAAGGAGTGGGGAAAAATGACAATTAAAGAATTGGTAAGAAATCATCTGGAAGTTAAAAAAAGTTTATTCGGTGGAAGTCAATTAATATTCAAAAGTAAATTTTATGGATACGATATTAAATACTTACATATTAAAGAAAGGAGTGAATAATAATGAACTGGAAACTAGCTGATTTTGATGAAAGGACCCGAAAGCATTTCAAAGAAAAAACTAACTACAATGAACAAGTACATTGCATTACAGCACTTGAATCCCAACAGACTGGAACTGTCTACACCTATCGCCTTAAAATTATTGCCCTTGTTGCTGGTTTACTTCTTCTTCCCTTTTTGTGGATTTTGGATGTTTTAAAGGCGACCTATCAAGGGATTAAGGCTTTTGGTTCAGCTTTTATGAATAGCCTCCCTGGTTATCTTTTTCCTAAGCCTGAAACCTTTTTTGTAGAAAATGAGGAAACAGAGAGGAAAAAAGAGGAAATGCGTGAAGAGGCAAGAAAACGTTTTTCGAGGTAGTGTAAACTGCCTCTTTTCTCTTCTCCGGCAAATTGTCAGACTATTCACTCTTCTTCCCGTCCTTTCGGCAAATTATCAGAATATTTCCAATTTTTGCCGTCTTCTAAACCCAACACTTTCGCACACTAAAGTGGTACAGCTGCACAGTATTACAGTATTATAACATAGGCAGAATCATAGTCGGCAAGATGCCAGAATATTCTGACAATAATAAAAATAAATTTATTTTTCAAAAACCCCTTGACAGAATACCCTAACCCATGTTATAATTAGGTATAACCTAAATTAAAGGAGTGAAAAAAATGAATGATTTGACAAAGTACAAGGTAAAAAATTTTTTAGCGGATATGTTAGGTAAAATAATATTAATACCTTTTATGCCAGGCAGAATTTTATATGCTAAGAATGAAACTTTTAAAAACTGGATAGATAAAAGAGAACGCCAAGGCTATAAAAAGCGAGCCTACAAAAGAGAAATAAAAAGAATTGCTTATTATATTAATGAAAATGAAGATAACTCTTGCTCTGTTTTCTTTGGATATGACCATGAGATGGATATCCCTACTGATATCAATTTTTCCCCAGACAGTGTGTTATTAGAAGATTTTTTTTGGATAAAGAAAAATAATTTAATAGTGGAAAAGCATACTCTAGAAAGCTATTGTAATACTTATTTTGCGGATGAAAAGCTTATCAACAAATATTATACTTTTTCATCTCAAAAAGAAAGAACAGTTTTAATATTGAGAAAGCCTTAGCATTTGCTAAGGTTTTTGTGCGGCAAATTGTCAGATAATTCTAATTCTTTGCTGTCTTTTCGGCAAGTTGTCAGACTATTCAAACTCTTTGCCGTATTAAATATTAGAATAACAACTTTAATGCGTTACCGTGTTACTGTACTAAAGTGTATTATATAACAATGGAGCATTCATAGTCGAGATTTTTTAAAAATAAATTTGACAAATGATTTATTGTATGTTATAATTAGGTATAACCTAAATTAAAGGAGTGAAACAAATGTATAAAGAAAAATTAGACAAAATTAAAGGTAAAACAAGCAAATTTTATTATGATTATTGTATTGGAGAATTATTTACAGAAGATACTATTGAAAAAATGTTAGCTGAAAGTCAAAATGAATTTATGACTTTTGAGGAAACTGTAGAAGATATTGAGCCAGTAGAATTGCACCCAGTACCATTTGAAGCAGAAAAAATGCTTCTGTATTATCTTCAAGAAGTTAGAGACGATTTCCCAGTAGCATTTGAACCCAAAAAAATTGTTAAAAAAATTGATACTAATTTAATGACTGAATTGCAGATGGTATTGGATAAAATTACCAAAACTGGTGTAATTAATTATATTGATTAACTGGAATTTATTTCCAGTTTTATTTTTTAGTTCGGCAAATTGTCAGACTATTCACTCTTCTTCCCGTCCTTTCGGCAAATTATCAGAATATTTCCAATTTTTGCCGTCTTCTAAACCCAACACTTTCGCACACTAAAGTGGTACAGCTGCACCGCACTGCCTTATTATAACACTGCCCACTCCATAGTCGGCAAGATGCCAGAATATTCTGACAATAATAAAAATAAATTTATTTTTCAAAAACCCCTTGACAGAATACCCTAACCCATGTTATAATTAGGTATAGTCAAAAACAGAAAGGGGAAATTTACCAATGGACAGAAGAAAGAAATATTTTTTACTAATTGATGTAGAAACGGCGGGAGGACTTGACAATCCTCTTGTGTATGACCTGGGCTTTGCAATAGTAGACAAGAAAGGGAAAATTTACCAAGCAAGAAGTTTTCTAATATCTCAAATTTTTAACGATAATAAGTTAATGTCAACGGCTTATTATAAGGAAAAAATTCCATTCTACAAGCAAGAAATGGTAAAAGGTCGCTTCACTCTTACAAGTTGGGAACGAGCAATCAAAGAAATGAACGAGATTGCGGTGCAGTACAGTGCTAAAGTGGTAGCCGCCTATAATCTGGCATTTGATATGCGAGCTATGACTAACACTAATAAATATCTAGGATACACCGAAAAAATTCTAAGCTACAAACTAAAAGGAATTGAAACCTTGTGCCTGTGGGGTCTAGCTTGTGAAACAATATTCTCACAAAAAACTTATGCAAAAGTTGCAGTTGCGAATAAATGGATAAGCGAGGCCGGAAACATGAGAACAAACGCAGAAGTCGCTTACCGATACATTACAGGTGACACCTCATTTGTAGAACAACACACCGGACTTGCAGATGTTGAAATCGAGGCAAAAATTATGGCTGACTGTTTTAGACAACATAAAAAAATTTCAAAAGGGATTATCTCTCACCCTTGGAAAATACCAAATAACCGTAGATAATACGGTTATTTTTTTATGTAAAAATGCAGCGAATTATCTGACAATTCGACGAGAACCTCGGCAAATTTTCAGAATATTACAACATTAATAAAATGATTGACTTGTATAAAAAAATATGTTATAATTAATTATAGAGTAAAAGGAGGTAATGAAATGGCAAAAAAAGTTTATGGACAAAAAAATGTGACCGTTACTCATTTGCAAGACTATACACAAGAAGAAGCTAAAGCTAAAGGGAAAATTTTTTATACCGCTTGGTCAGAAGTAGAACAAAAAAGAATAGAAAAGAATAGAGAAAAATTAAAAAAAGCATTTGACAAAAGACAAAAGAAGTGATATAATAAGTATATAGAAAAGAAAGGGGAAATGCAAAATGGCAAATCAAAAAGAGAAAAACGCTTTAAGAGAAAGAACATTGGAGAATATGATGAATTCAACCTTTGAGGGGTTGTCAGTGTTAGGTAGGACAACCGAAGGAGTATTATTACACGAAACAGATGAAGATTTATTTATCGTTTTAAAAGCAATCGTTAAAAAAGAAGGATTTGACGCTGAAGACGCTTTGGCAGAATTCGTGGAAAAAGAAAAAGCAAGAGAAGAGAGAGAAAAAGAAAAAGCCAAAAAATTGGCAGAGAAAGGGGAATAATCCCCTTTTTCTTTTTTTAAAAACAATTCTGAAAACTTGCCGTCTTAATTGTCAGACTATTTGCCTAGTCTTTTCGGCAAGTTGTCAGATAATTCTGACAAGCTTCCGTCCGGCGCTTTCACGCACTAAAGTGGTGCAGCTGCACAGTGCTAAAGTAAAATTTATTTTCAAAAAAGGGTTGACAGTTTATATAAATCTATGGTATAATGAATTATAAGATAAAAGAAAGGGGAATGACAAATGCCAAAAAAAGTTTATGGTCAAAAAAATGTTGTCACTACTAATCTAAAAGATTATACCGAAGAACAAGCAAAGGAAAAAGGAAAAATTTTCCATCAAGCTTGGAAAGATTTTGAAAAAGAAAGGAAAGAAAAAAATCGAAAAAAAATTCAAAAGGTGCTTGACAAAAGAAATAAAAAGTGATATAATGTAATTAAGATAGAAAGTTAAAAGAAAACAAATTGAAAGGGGAATGCAAAATGGCTAACCAAAAAGAAATGAGAGAAATGAGAGAGAATGTAATAACTCAACTAGCTGAAACTGTTGAACTTGAGGGATTTGAGCCAGTCGGTCAAATAGTTGAGGGAATGCTTTACCTCAACACTGCAACCGAAAGCTATCTAGTGCTTAAGCCAATAGCCAAAAAGGAATCCTTCGACCCTGAGGACGCTCTTCAAGAGTTTGCAGACAAAGAAACTGCAAGACTTGAAAGAGAGCAAGAGAAAGCTAAGAAAAAAGCCGAGAGAGAGGCTAAGAAAAAAGAGAAGGAAGAGGAGTAATCCTCTTTTTTCTTTTATTTAGAATATTCTGACAACTTGCCGCGTTTTTTATTAGAATTGTCAGAAAACTTGCCGAAAGTCTTTTCGGCAAATTGTCAGAATATTACAACATTAATAAATTACTTGACAAGTATATTTTTATATGCTATAATTAGATATAACCTAAATTAAAAGGAGTTGACAACATGAACATCAAATTTTTAGAAACAGAATTAATTGACATTAAACATGATAATTGGTTATCTGTCGAAGGGTGTCCAACCTGTGACTATGGGAAAATGTTTTGTACAGATTTTGACTTTTATTTCTCCAATGGAAAAGTTTTATCTATACAAACAGAATTTTACGATACTATGTCAATAGGTTCAATCATGAGTTTTTTCGCTAATAGAGTGGAAGAATTCAAAAACTGGGGAATACAAAAATTTAGAATTGAATTAATAAAATTTTTGAAACAAGAGTATAAAGGATATGAAGATTTTAGAGTTGTTTTTACAATAAAAAATAACAAGGAGTAAATAAACTGGAAGAAAATTCCAGTTTATTTTTTTAAACGGCAAATTTTCAGAATACTCTGAATAATCTTGTTAAAATAATAACATGGGTAAAGAATTTAAAATTTTACTCATGTTTAAAAAATATAAGTAATTGGTACCCATATTTCATGTCCAAATTGTCAGACTATTCTCACTACTTGCCGGTCTTCTCGGCAAATTTTCAGAATATTGTCAAGTTTAACACAATTCAAAATTTTCAGAAAATTGTATTAAATTCCAAAATTTGGAAAATCCGCACCAAAACATTATACCACACTTCCTGCCTGCTGTCAACCCCTATGCCCTAATAATAACACAGCAATTTTTGTAGTCGAGGCAAACGTTTTCCTACGGCAAGTTATCAGAAAATTGCGACTTTTACCAAAAATTGGAAATTAGGAAAAGAAACAGCTGCCAAATTTTACCATTTCTTCCAATTTTTGACAACCCGCACATAACAGTTACTCCCTGGTAGTCGAGTGAAATTTTGTAAATATTAATTTTTCTTAATACAATTTACCATAATTTGGGTAGACAAAACACCTAAATTGTGATATACTATATATATAGAAAGAAATAAAAAAGGAGTGGTGCAGCTGGGAATATTTTCCAATAAATAATTCGCAAATTACACATTAAAAGCGTTGACAAAAGGCACAAATTATGATATACTATGTATATAGAAAAGAAACAAGAACAGCCTTGAGTTTAGGAGCATGGCTCAATAAAATATCTCTTAAATACCGTCGGAGGAGCGGTAAAATAAAAATCCTCCAAAAATACTTCAAGAAAAGTCTTGACAAAAGCCACAAATTATGATATACTATGTATATAGAAAAGAAAAAGAAAGCAAATGGGAAATGGAAGGAGGTATGTGTAAATGGCTAACCAAAAGGAAATGAAAGCTATAAGAGAACAAGCACTTGAGATGTTCCAGACTATGGAATTTGAAGGCTTCGAGCTTGTCGGACAGGCTGTTGAAGGTGTGGTAATGAAGCATGTAGAACTTGACGCATTTGTTGTATTCAAGCCAATCGTCAAGAAAGAAGGCTTCGATGTTGAGGACGCCCTTCAGGAGTTTGAGGACAAAGCAAGAGCCGCAGCTGAGAGAGAAGCGGAGAGACTTGCTAAGGCGGCTGAGAGAGCGGCTAAGGCAGCTGAGAAAGCAAAAGAGAAAGCAGAAGAAAAGGGCGAGTAGCCCTTTTTTGCATTGTGAGGGAAAACGTTTTCCTATATAAACAAAATTTGGGAATCAGAGGCGGCAAATTATCAGACAATTGCAATATTTCCTCCAAAAATAAGGCCACACAAAGAGGTCTGATAGCTATTGGGAAATATTGTAAAAAGACCACATATTTACCTAATTTATTAACAAATTATTAAAATTATTACATTTTGTTCACAAATCCATCCAATTATTCCCAATATTGTTACAAATATTAAATTTAGTTCACAAATTAAGCGAAAATTACCTATTTTTGGGTATAAATATGGTAAAATTAACCAAAATTAAGCAAAATTTAGGAGAAATTTGTGTAAATATTACGATTTTTTAACATTTTCCGCACCTAATTAACAAAATTTAATTCTAATTTCACTTTACTTTTTCACATATAAACCTCCATCTATATGTTACGAATATTTAACTTGATATTAAAATTTATTAATCTAACGGGAAAAGGAAGGAAAATGGGAAATATTGGATATTACAATTGTAAAATCAATTTGGAAATTGTAAAATTAAAATTCACTTTATATACACTTATGTAACGGAAAAGGCGGGATAGTCGAGTGAATTTTGTTAAAATTTATTGTAATTTTGTTTAGTAATTTTGAAATGAATTGTTGAACAGAGAGGTTGCTAGCAAACATAAC